TTTGCAATATGCCCTGAGGCATACGCGGATGGAAAAACTTTAAATTTAGCTTTTACTTTATGATAACAAGCGTCTTTAGGCATAATATCTTCCTTTCAATACTTTCCAACAGGTACACCAATATTTTCTTTTCATACATTGTGGACAATCTTTTAATGGTTTACCTGTTGCTCTTATAATTTCTCCTTTTTTTAGAGGCACAATGTGCTCTTTCAGAAAATCCTTTAGGTCGTTTGCAATTGATTTTCCTCTTCCTCTTATCACTCCACTTCCTTTTACCTGGTGAATTTGTTATCTGCTTCGAAATTGAACCCCGCGAGATTGCCATCTGTTTTCCTATTTATAAAATCTATCCATAGAGTATGTATCATTTTATGGTTTTCTTCAACCTTGACAACAGTAACGGCGGTTCTCTTATCAACCTCAATAAGAGTTGTTACAATCCATCCTATTGAACCTGCTGCAAGAACAATAGAAACTCCAGTTATCATATCTCTAACCTTTAACACTTCCATCTTCTCCTTGCTTGTCTTAAACGACTGTTAGGATTCTTTGCTGCTTTAGGAAACTTCTTCATTTGACCTGCACTTCTAGCACAAAATGATTTTCTTCTTTTAGCTGCTTTACTTCCAGGTTTAACTTTCCCAGTAACAGCAGTTTTTAACTTACTACCTGGATTATCTTTTCTATTGTCATTCCCGCCCCAGACTTAGTGGAGCGGAAATACTTTTTAGTTTTAGGCGGTTGTTTGTCTGCCTTTCTAGTCATAGTTCTTTCTCATCTGAAGAGTTACAGTATATGTATCTCCAGAACTATGACCCACAGTTGTGAAAACTATGTCACCAGTTTTACCACCACCAGCATTATTAGTTACACCACCAAAGCCACTATAATCGTGATAACCACTTTGATTCTCACCTAATTCGATTATAAAAGCATCAGTTGAAGCATCAAAAAACAGTCTAGTTTTCATACCTATGCACTGCCACCAGATCTTTTCAATCGATACACCAGTACAAGTCTCTCCATCTGGACCCTTGGCAAGAGCACTTACATCTACTTTTGCAACTGCTGACTCACCAGATCCATCGGATATGTTGGTAAATTTTTGTACGACAGTTTTCACACCATCTATTATGGTTTGTGATGTTACTGCATCAGCCATTAGTTCCTCCTATTAATATACAGAGTATTCTAATTCAACTGTGAATCTTCCAGCAGTTATATCAGCATTCACTGTAGTTGTTGCTCTTGCATACAAATTAACATTTGCAACAGCAGCAGTTATGTTAGGTACAAAGATATGATAGTTACCAGCAGTATCGTTAAAATTAACATCAATTTCTGTAATTGATTGTGTAGCACTTAACTGCTCGTTAAATGATGTTACACCAGCACCCACGATTTCTGTACCAGAAACGGCTGCGTTTGTAGCAGTACCACTTGTAGAACTTAAGGCTAAGTTGTCCCGCAGCAGTTGTAATACCAATCAAAGCTCTATGTATAAAAATTTTACTTGGTGTCACTAGTCCATCTGGAGCATCTACATTCAATGTTCCTAGTTCAACTAAACAATCACCATCTGCATAAGCAGTTGCAGCAGCGTTTGTTGAAGCTAAAGTACCAGCAAAAGATTGAATCTTTCTTGTACCCATTGAAACAAGTTGTCCAGTTGAGTTAACTGAAAACCCAGTTTGTGTGATAGCACCACTTGTACCATCTTTATTTATTACATTGAATCCACCCTCGGAACGGACTGGACCCGAAAAAGTTGTATTAGCCATATCAATCTCCTTGTCTTGGCAAATGTCGAAGTTAATTCTTCGTCAAGGTTTCTTCTATTATACACAAAAAAGGGCAGTATGTAACTGCCCTTTTATTTTTAATTGAAATAAAGCTTACGCTCCAGGTGAACCAAATAATGAACGAGGATCTGAGAAGCCGAAAGAATATCTCTCTCTTGCTTTATATCTCATGTTACCTGTGTCGAAATCTGGATCCATGGCTGTTGCCATTGGCATTCTTTCAAAATGCTTTAGACCATTTGGTGCATCTGTCTTAATGAAAAATGCATCTGTGTCAGTTAGATAATCATTGATGATATAACCTTGAGGCAACATTCCCATGTTTCTCATAGCATTAGCATCATTATCTGCTGTTCCAACTCTTAGATTAGAGTTTAATATTCTCTCTGCGACAAACTGTAATTGTCTTGGAACAATTAGTTTCATTCCTCTTAGAGCGATTATCAATCCTCTTTCATCTACGAATCCAGCAATTTTGATTAAAGCATCTTCTAAAGATGTTTCGTTAAGGTCGGCTGCAACAGTTGGCTCGTTAGCAAAAGTTCCACCATTTGTTAATGGGTGATCTGTTGCTAATAAAGCTTTACCATCTCCACCTGCACTTGCACCAGCTGTAAACGCATTATTTAAAATGTTTGCAGCTTTTACTTGCTTTGTGTGTGCCATTGATCTGGCAAGTGCTCTCGTATAACGAGCAGAAAGCTTGTCGTAAAGGTTATCCTCTACAGCCTCTTCTGTTATTGAGAACGCCATTGCTACAGTTTCATGGTTGTACCTTGAAGTGTATGCTTCGTTTGCATCATCAAATGTGACACCAGAACCTTCTTGTTTAGTAGGTGCTGCTCCGAAACCACTCAACATTACTTCTTCTTCGAATGCTCGGTCTGAGGACTCTGTGTCGAAGATTTCTGCATGTTGACCTTCATACCTATTATACTCCATACCAAAGAGAGCGTTCAAGCCAGGCTCTAACTCTTTGGCGAGTTGTGCTCTTGAAATAGCCATACTAGACCCTCCTTAAGATGCAGTAGCGTCAGCATCCGAAGAATTTAACGCATGATTGTTGATTTTCACTATGTATGAAACACCAGCCGCACTGTGGTCAGCATTAGTTACTTCTTCATGGATGCCTAAAATCATCACACAATTTGAAGTATCTGTATTTTCAGCAGATGATATATCTAACTTAGCAGTAGAAATACCAGTAGTAGTGTTACCACCAGTTCCACCAGCTAGATCAGCAGTCTTGAAAATATCTACTTTAGCAGTTGCTCTGTCAGTGTTACCACCATCAGCAGCGATAATAAATCTCTGTGATGGATCGTCATACACAAACCCTTTGATGTCAAAGTTAGTATTAGCTGATCCTGAACCAGGCCATGTATTACTAAACCTTAACTTGCCAGTAGTTGCATCCACAAATTCACATCCAGCAAAGATACCAACTAATTGGTCTCCGTTACCAGAAGCAGATCCGATCTGAATAGTTCCACCAGTTAATTCAGCTTTGACTGGTGAACCTTGAAAGATCGCGGAAGCATCACTAGCAATAAAGTATTGACTCGTACCTTGAGTCGCTGGACTTGAACCATGCATTCCTACAGGCTTAAATCCGAAAGCTACATTTGCATTAGCCATTTATTGCTCCTTCATTAATTAATCGGCGGACTTTTTCTGTCCTCCGAAGGTTACACGACTTTGCCTATCAACACTAATAGGCATCGAGGGATGTTGTTCCCTCATCAAGTTTTCATCCACGGCTGTCATTTGATTA